CCGCAGCAGAAATTTCAGTGATTTTTTTACCAGGCCGAGTAATCTCAAAGATCTGCATGAGTTCTCCTCACAGACCGTGAAAATTTGCCGGCATCTTTGGTGCGTATGGCATTGAGCAGTTTGCGAGTGAGATTTTCAGCTTGCTCGGCACTGTATTCGGCTTCGATCTGTTCCAGCAATCGTATGGCCGAAGCAATGACGTTTGTGGCACGATTTTCAATCAGCAAACGCTGATCTCGTTCCACATACAACGAATCCAGTTCTTCTAAAATGCTCCGCGTTTTCTTGTGCATTTGTTATTGGGCCTTTGTATTATTTACCGACTTTGGGCTGTAAATAAATATCTAATGCAGACCAAGAGCTGAAGGAAAACACATGACCAGTCAAATCAATCCCAACAATATCGATGGTACTTATCCAGTTGCTGGGCAAGCCAACAATACCCAAGGTTTTAGAGATAACTTTACCAATACCAAAACCAATTTTCAGTATGCTGCTGATGAAATCACAGACCTACAGAACAAGGCAGTGTTAAAGCAAGCTCTCAGTGGCACCACACTAGACAACAATCTCAACGACAATTTGATCTATGCGGTCAAACTGCAAGATGTTAGCTACACTTATGTGCAAAACACAGCCACTAGCGGCAGTATTGCCATTGATTATAGCACCGGGCAATATCAGTATCTAACCACAACTGGCAGCATCAGTTTAAGTTTTTCTAATTGGCCAATATCAGGCACAGCTGGCAGCATTGATTTGGCCATCAACATAACCAACACAGCCTATACAGTTACTTTGCCTGCTGCTGTAAGCCTGGGAACATCGGGTGTGCAAGGGTTGAGCAGCAATGTGATAACATTTGCAGCCACAGGTACCTACCAGTTCCGTTTTTTCACAGCCGACGGCGGCACCACTGTCACTGTGTTTGATCTCAACCGACCATTGCTGGGCAGTGGTCAGGCTGCTGTGGGCTATGGCGCTGGTGCTGGCAGCACAGTTACTCAAGGTACGTCTCGCACCACAGGGGTGACCATTGACGCTTACTCAGGCGCTATCACACTGGTATCTGCTGCTGGTAGCACATCGTGGCAAAGCTTTACAGTAACCAACAACCGAGTGGCCGCTACTGATACAGTCATTGTCAATCAAAAGTCTGGTACAGACTTGTATCGTTTACATGTAACGGCCGTGGCAGCCGGTAGCTTCAGAATTACATTTGCTACCACTGCTGGCACCACTACCGAACAGCCAGTATTCAACTTTGCTGTGATCAAAGCCGTGACGTCATAATTTTGCCCGCCTGTTGCCAATCTGTAAATATTCAGTAAGGCAACATACTAAGGCATTTTATGACAGAACTAGAACAGATAGAAGCACTACTCAAACAATTTCGCAGATCGTGTCCAGACCGAGAAGAATACCAACTCAGACTAGTAGAAGAATTTGAAGTAATAGTAGCTCAACGCTTCACAGAATACTTTCTCAAAATCCGGCGTGTGCTGGATCTCAACTCGGACATTCCCCACATGACTCGTGGATCAGCAGGCTCTAGCTTGGTGTGCTATCTCATGGGTATCACTGATGTGGATCCCATAGAGTGGAACATACCTTTCGCTCGCTTTCTCAATCCCCTGCGTGATGACTTGCCTGACGTGGACATTGATGTGCCACATCACAAACAAGAACTGGCCATGCAGCGTATATTTGACGCTTGGCCCGGACGCACAGCCCGAATATCCAACTATGTGCTATACAAAGAAAAGTCAGCACGTCGTGAAGCAGCACGTAGACTGGGTGCCCGAGGACGACTTCCCCGAGACATTGACTACAAAAAACTGGGCGTGGACGAAACAGAAGCACGCCGTATAGAGAAAAAGCTCATGGGCAAGACTCGCTGTTTGAGCAAGCACTGTGGTGGTGTGATTGTGTTTGATCGTCAGCTACCCAAAAGTCTGTTCCGCGAAGACAATCTTATCCTGCTGGACAAAAACGAAGTTGAAGATCTAGAACACCTCAAAGTAGACATCTTGGCCAATCGTGGGTTGAGCCAGCTCATGGAAATTGACCCCACACGCATGATACACGAATATCCCACCGAAGACGAAGCCACAGCAGACCTGCTGGCTCGTGGTGATGTGTTGGGTGTTACACAAGGCGAATCACCAGCCATGCGGCGGCTGTTCCGAGCCATCAAGCCAACGTCCGTTGCTGATTGTGTGTTTGCCACTGCACTGGTGCGGCCTGTGGCCATGGAAGGTCGGCGCAAGGCAGCTTGGTTTCGTGACTGGACTGCCGAAGGCACCAAAGAACGTGCCATTGTGTGCGAGGACGATGCCATAGAACGCATCATGAAACTAATTGGGGTCAACGCATACGAAGCTGACATGTATCGTCGTGCGTTTGCCAAAAAGAACGAAGAAAAAGTCATGGAGTTCATGAACCGACTGGGCGATCATCCCCTGAAAGACGACATTTATAGGGAGATGTTGAACCTGTCAGGCTTTGGCTTGTGTCGTGCTCATGCTGTGAATCTTGGCAGGCTGATCTGGGCCTTGGCCTATCAAAAGGCCCACAATCCTCGCGAGTTTTGGCGAGCAGCTCTCATGCACTGCCAAGGTTCATATGCTCGTTGGGTTTATCGCAACGAAGCCAAAAGAGCAGGTTGGGACCTGCGTGAACTGGGCTTCGACAACTGGATCACTGAAGATCCTGTGGAGAGTTTTCGAGAACACGGTGCCTGGAACTCTCCCGGCTTCTTGCCCGGCATGGGCGTACAAAGTCTGTATTCAGAATACTATCAATTTGCCGGAATTGTAGCCAACAGCCGAGTGTTCCGACGTGACCGGCAGCAGTACATTCACTTTATCACCCTGGGTGTGGGCGAAGGCGAATATGTAGACCTCATTGTGGATCGACCTGTCAAATACTCAAATGGTTCGGTTATTGTGGGGCAGGGTCGACGTTACAGCCGAGATGGTTCGCAGTTTTTACAAGTGGACCGCAAAGACATATCTGCTGTGGACATTGATGATTATCTTAAACTGCCATGATAGATTCTAACATCTCTTGCCGGTCTGGATGATATGGTTCCCAGTTAATAGCTTCAAGCCTTTGTTTTACAATCATTTGTCTTTGTGGATCAAACACGAGATTTACAGCAGGAGCTATTTTTTCTACCAAAAACCAATAATGCACCATGGGATGAGGCTGCACCTCATTACTTCTAATATCTCTGAATCGCGGTTGTTGTGCGTACTGTGCTTGTTCTCGCGTAGAAGTAAACATCCATGTAGTTTGTTTTTTTTCTAACCAGGCCTGAACTAAGACTCTAAAGTTACGATTTCTAAGTTCAGATTGTTCTCGTGTAATATAATCTTGATGGTATGCAACGACACTTGCAACTTGACTGGCGCTACTGCACCACCACTTTCCAGACAACCCTGTGTATACATTTGACCTATATACATTGTCACTTTCGATAATTGTGTCCCAACTGTTATCCACCAAAAGCTTATCTAATCGATTAGATTGTGGCCACTGAAATATGACTGTGGTTTTTTCAACCGACCTTGTCAGCAGCTCACTGACTAAAAATTCAGATCCAGCACCTATAGCAGATACAACTTCTATTTTGTGATCTGGACACAAACACTGTAAAATTTGCGGCCATTCGGGCCAGATGTGCCCATGGGCGTAGCCATCTCCTACACAGAAAATTTTATTCATAGACATAATATTTTCCGCTGACTAACTCTACTTCGGCTTCATAAAATCTCAGGCTCAGCTCGTTGTTCCAAATGTTTTCATTATATAAAAAAGAGTTTGTTGTTTTCCATCGATCCAAATGTCTTTGATAATCAACACCAGCCAATGATTTAAAACTTTGTTTGTTATCAACTACATCGGCAAATTCTAAATTTACAACGTTGGGATGATTGATAGGCAAAAAAGGAATGGTATAGTTTTTTGCAGTTTCTCGTTGTTTATCAATGCACTCCATTTTTGATAAATTGGCAAATTCTACACTTTTGCTGAAGTATAAATGATATGATCTAAGCCACCTATAGAGTTTACTTCTGTAAGAGGTTACTGTAACATTGACTAATTTTTCAAAACGATTACAATCGACCTTGCCTAACCAACAATGTGTTCCTAGCCACTTGTCAGTGGGATTTTCACCTAATCTTTTGAAAAGCACGCTTACATCAAAGTCAACTAAAACTGTATCTGTATCACCAATTTTCCCTAGACTATGGGCTATTGATTCTATGCCACCGTTGGCGCCAATGGAACTAAAGGTATTGTTAAGAATATCACAGAGTAAACCGCCACAGGTGTAGTGTGGAAAACTAACAATTTTCATGCTTGTTTGATCTTACCTAGTAACTGCTTCAACTTAGTTGATTGCACATCAGCTGTTATTTTGCCTGGCTCGTCAGGTTCAGTGGCAGTGGGTTCGCCTGGAGCAATCTGGCTTTTGGCCTTGATTGATTCATAGATTGACGGTGCTCGTTTCTTGAACTCTTGATACTGTTCGTCCTCGGCCAGGTCAGTAATGCGCATGGTTTCAATGTTATACTCCAAGTCAATTTTTTGCCCCACGCCCGTTGACGAGCGCGACTTCATACACTGTATTTGATACTTGCCGCGTTCCTTCATGGCCCGCGACGTAAAGATACCAAACACATTGTCTGCTGTGTTGATCTTTGAGATACCACCCGATATGTGCGAGTGATCAAACTCAATTTCCTCCACAGCCGATCGGTTCAACTGCGATGCAGTGACCATCAAGATACCCAGCTCTTTGGCTAGATTTCTCAATTCTTCTGAAACATACTTGTCTTTGACAAACAAGTCGTTGGGGCTGACTTTGGCGCTGACAGGCATCAGCAAGTCCAGGTAGTCTACCATGATAAAGTCCACTCGGTGTCCGGTCTTGATCTGATACTCTTTCAAAAACGCACGAATGTCATTGATGTTGCTCTGTGCTGGCAAAGCCTTGACCTGATAGCTGCCAGATTTTTTGCCTACCAGCCGGACTTTGAGCGCTGCTGTTTCTTTGTCTTTGCGAATCTCTTTGGTGCTCATGTTGGTCAACATGGCTGCTGTTCGCAAACCTGTTAGCTCTTCCGAAAGTTCCAGCGTTATGTAAACACCATGCAAGCCCTGTTGCACCCAGTTCAGTGCAATGTTCATCATCACAAGCGATTTACCCGATCCTGAACCTCCAGCAAAGATGTTGAGTTCACCTCTGCTGAATCCGCCATACAGCAGTCGATCCAGTTGTCCCCAGCCTGTGCTGACCTGCCCGCCTGCATCAAAGTATTTGCTGAACATGCCTTCGGGATCCAACCAAAAGTCTGTTCCAAGGTCCTTGGTCAGCGATATCTGCACTGCATCTTTGATCAGTTTTTCCACTGGCTCAAACTCGCCCTTTTCCAACAAGTCTGCTGACTTGAGAATAGCACGTTCTAGCTCTTGACGTCGAGTAAATGCTTCAAACTCAGTCATGAACCACTCATAGTGGCCTTCGTTGAGATCAGGCACTGGTTCTAACTTGACACCAGTGGTGGCTGCAATCTGTGTGCGATCCGGCAGCGTTTTGTGTTGATCCGAATGCTCTTTGATAAACTTGGCCGCAGATCTCAAACTTCGATCAAAGTTGTCTGGATTGTAGATGTTTTGGACGCGAACATT